TAACGCCCAGGAAAAAGCGGTGATTGACCAACTGGCTAACGCCGCCCCCGGCAAAAAAGAAGTAAACGACTTTTTTAAAAAAACAAGACTAAACAATGGCAGTTGATATCACAGGCGCAGAGGGTTCCCTGTTCTGGAAAGCGGGCATTGACCTATCGGACTTTGATAGTGCGATGAATAAAATCACCGACCAGATCCAGGCCTCTACCCAAAAGCAAATCCTCTTGCAACAGCAGGCGGCACAGGGCCAAAAGCAGATCGCCCAAAGTATCCTTCAAAGTGCAGGGCTCATCAAAGGCATGGATAGGGACGTAGAAGCCCAGCTCAAAAGCATCGAAAACCTGCAACAACATATTCAATCACTCAAAGGCCAAAGTGTAAGCCTGAACACGAAAGGGTTCGATACCTCGGAGCTGACCACCTCACTGGACACGGTGCTTTCGGAGATCGAGCGAATCAAAACCACCCCACTAGAGCTAAAAGAAGGAAGGGTTGATGTTTCCGGGATAGTAAACGCCCTTACCTTAGTACAGGCGCAGTTTGATAGGCTTTCCTCCCAAACGCTTCAGTTAAAAGTAGGCGGCATCAATACCGAATCGGTGGAAAAAGCCTTCACCGCCCTTCAGGGAAAAATCGATTCTTTAAACCAGACGGCTCTGGACTTAAAAGTAAAGGGCGTAGACACCACCTCCCTTACCCAAGCGATTGAAAAGGCGAAGACGGAGTTTGAAGGCTTAAAGGGGCTGACCTTAAATGGTACGGCCACTTTGGATATAACGGAGTTTCAGCGACAGTACGAAGCCTTACAAAAAAGCCTTGCGGTATTGGAAAAGGAAAAGGTTGAACTGAAGATTGATGGCGTAGATACCACCCAGATCGAAAAGGATCTAACGGCCATCCGTACCCAGGCCGCCAGCATTGGGCGGCAGGCCTTAAAGATTCAGGTGGATGATGCTTCCCTGACTACGTTGGAACAGCACCTCGAAACTCTAAAAGCGCAGGCGGTTCAGTTTAAGGCAGGCGGCATTGACACTACGCAGTTGGATCAGGAACTATCTAAGGTTCAGGAAAAAATTGAGAAGATCAAAGCCCAACCCGTAGAACTTAGATCGGGCACGGTGAATTTAGCTCCGCTGTCCCAAGCCTTAAATAAGGTAGTGGATCAGGTGCAGGTAGTCAATAGTACGCCGGTTGACATCCCGGTGACCCCGCCTGATACCGATTCCTTTAATGCGGTCTTTGTATCGTTAAAAAAGAAAGTAGAAAGCCTTCAAGGGGCGGCCATTACTTTAAAAATAGGGGAGATTGACACTGCCTCCCTGACCACTTCTTTACAAAGGGCGCAGGAGAAGCTAGACCGGTTAAACGACTTCCACATAGAAGGCACGGTAACCTTTAATGACGAAGGTTTTCAAAAGACCTATAACGAGCTATTGGCGGAAATACAAAACCTGGAAAACCAGACCATTGAACTGAAAGCCAAAGGACTGGACACCTCAGAGGTAGAAGCCCAGATTCAACGGCTGCGTACTTCCCTGGAACTGCCCCCCGTAGACATACCCATAAAAATAGGTTCGTTAAATGAGAAGCTGGCGGAACTAGATCAACTAAAAAAGAAGTTTGCGGAACTCTCCGAAGTAGACCGCAATTCCGAGATCGGGCAGGGGTTGGTCCAAAACATCCAGCGGGTGGAGGGGGAAGTAGAGCGCATCAACCAGGTGTTCCAGCGGGTGGAGCAAAACGCTGCCGGTTCTTTGAACGAAAAAGTAGCTAAACTGAACGAATTAAAGAATCAGTACGCTGCTTTATCGGAGGTGGACCGCCAAAGCGATGTAGGCAAGCGCATGGCCCAAAACATCCACGGCCTGGACGCAGAGATTAAAAAGATCAACAGCCAGTTTGAGCAAACCAACAGCCTGGCTAAACAGGTAGCGGCTTCCCTGGCCGCCTATGCCACGCTGACCACGGCTACTAACTTTGTCAAAGACTTAGTCAGGGTACGGGGGGAATTTCAGCAGTTAAACGTGGCCTTTACCACCATGCTGGGTAGCAAGGAACGGGCCGACAAGCTCATGCAGGAAGTCACCCAGTTTGCCGCCACCACGCCTTTCGAACTATCGGAGGTAGCAGGGGCTACCCGTTCTTTGTTAGCCTTTGGAATTTCAGCCGATAAAATCAAAGAAACTCTTCGCAGCTTAGGCGACGTGTCCGCCGGGGTAGGCGCTCCCATTCAGGAGATCGCGGAGGTCTACGGAAAGGCAAGGGTGCAGGGAAGGCTCTTCGCTGAAGACATCAACCAGTTAACCGGTCGGGGTATTCCCATTATCCAGGAATTAGCCAAACAATTTGGCGTAGCCGAAGATCAGGTGCGGGGGCTGGTGGAATCCGGTAAGGTGGGCTTTCCGCAGATTGAAAAAGCTTTTCAGGATTTGACCGCTGAAGGCTCTAAGTTTGGGGGGCTGATGGAGGCGCAATCCAAGACCCTGACCGGCCAGTTATCGAACCTCTCGGATGCGTGGAATCAGATGCTTAATAACATCGGCAAGTCTAACGAGGGCATCTTTTCCGATACGATACAGGCGGCGACTTCTTTAGTCAATAATTATAAAGATGTTATTGATATTTTGGGCCTTGCCGCTGCTACCTACGGCTCGTACAAGGCGGCACTGCTGGCCACCATAGCCATAGAACGCATACAACAGGAAGTGGCGGTGCAAACTTCACTGGCACAACTAGCCGGAATAGAAAAATTAAACGTTGCCCAAAAGCTACAAGCCGTAAGCACCGCAGCCCTGAAAAGTGCGTATACCGGACTGCAGGCAGCGATGTCCTTTATTGCCAGTCCTGCCGGTATGATTACGGGGTTGGGGGCCATTGCCGCTGCGCTTTATATCATGCGCCAACGCATTGAGCAGGTAAAAACGGCACAGGATCTACTGAATGAAGCGGCCAAGGAAGCCTCTGAAAACTTTGGCAAGCAATCCGCTGAAATCCGCAATTATGTCAAGGTCTTAGGGGATCAGAATATTGCGGAAAGCACCCGGCTAGAGGCCTATAACCAGTTAAAAAAGATTGCCCCGGACATCATAGGGCAGCTTTCGTTTCAGGACGCTAAAACCAAGGAATTAACCGATTCTACCAACACCTACATCGCCTCGCTAAGGCAGCGCATCCAATTAGAAGCCAACCAGAGCAAGTATGCCGATGCCCTGGCGCAACAACAAAAAGCCTTTGATCGGGTGCAGAAGCTGGAACAGCAGGGCGCTACCTCATCGGGCAACAATATCGCTTCTACCAACTTCTTTACCTCTCTTTTTAACGGGCTGAAAGGGGCTACGAATGGCAGCGTCTTACAAGGGGGGTTATCGGAACTGGATCAGGCGGTGGCCGATTATAGGCTAAGCACTCAAACCGTGATTGAATTTGAGGGTAAGATGCAGCAAAGTCTGGGCGGCACAAAGGAAGCCCTGGAACTACAGATTCAATCGCTGGAAAACCAAAACACCCACCTAAGCAAAACTGGGCAAGCCTACAAGCAGAACGAAGAGCAGATCCTTAGTCTTAAAAAATCCCTGGAAGAATTAAACAAGACAAAGATCACGGTTTCCCCCACTAACAAAAGTTTAATTGATACGGCATCTTCTCTGGATGCCCTCAAGCAGGTGCGCCAAAAAATAGAGGAGGCGTATAATGCGGAAACAGATGCGGCCCGTAAAAAACAATTGGCTGCTGATTTGGAATATGCAGATAAACGAAAGAAAATACTAGACCCCTATGCCGCCTTTAAAGAAGGGCAAAAGCAACAAAAAAAGGACGAAGCGGAAACCAATAAACTGCTGGAAAAACGAAAGGATCTCTTGCAGGCGATTTCGGATGTGCAAAGGGATGCCAGTCAGTCCGGTTTGGTCAAAGAGCAATCGGAGGTAGATAAGGTCAATGAAAAATATGATACCCTGCTTCGAAAGATCGTGGAGTTCAACCAAGAAGTTGACAAGACCGGCAACGGCCAAAAAATAGGGCTTACCGATATTAACGCTTTGGCAGCGGCAAGAGCGCAGGAACTTCAGAACGTCAACTTAAAACAGGATGCAGAACACTTTAAGCAGAACCTGGAGCAGCAAAAACAACTTTTTGAACAGTACGAAGAAGCCAAAAAGCAAATCGGTGTAGAGAAGGCCAACGAGATGTTCTCTGAGCAAAGACAGGGCTTTACCTCTTATGCAGACTTCCTAAGAAATGAGTTCTCCAAGATGCTGCCTAAAATCCAGCTAGGGTTGCCCGGCAATGTAGGGGAGCAGGAAAAGTTCAAGACCCTGTTAAAAGCAGGAGCCGATTTTCAAAAGGATCAAATCAAACAACAGATTGAAGATCAAAAGACGCTGTTTGAAAAAACAGCCTCCTTTTCCCAACAAAAACAGGTGTTGGACTTACAATACCAACGCTTGTATAAAACCCTCAAGGACGAACGCGAAAAGCTAGGAGAGGAAGAATACGACCGGCAATTAAAGCTCTTGCAACAGTCACAAAAACAAGAGGTAGAAACCCTTCGGGTAACTTCATCAGACATCTTTAAACGGATTGGCAGGGACTTGCTTTTACAAACCAGCTCCGATATCAAAAAAACAATAGATATCATTGATAAAGCCCTCGAGGAAGGATCGTTTAAAGATCAGGCAGGCAACGTTATCCAACTGACCCCTGAACTCAGAGCGCAGCTTCAAAACGCTCGTACCCAGTTAAAGGGCATGGTCGATGACTCTAAAAAAGTAGCAGATATTTTCCATTCGCTGGGGTCCTCTGTAGGGGTATTCAGCAAAGGACTGGGTGAGGCGTTGGATTTGTTGGGTAACATGGTGAGCGCCGCCCAATCTGTTAAAGACAATATTAAGGCGTTTAAAGAGGCCCAATCTGAAAAAGGTACGACGGGCCTTCTGGACCAGATTAGCTCCGTAGCCGGCATCTTTGGTGGCGTGGTGAGTATAGTAGGCGGCATTGCCAAGGGTATTAGTTCGCTGTTTGGCGAATCGGAAGAAGAAAAGCGCAGGAAAGCCGAATACCGGAAGTTTTTAGACGGCATCTATACCGGGGAATTTCAGATCAACCAGCTGTATAGAGAACGGGAACTGACACAGGTACGCTTAAACGATCTACGGCTACAAGGGGCTAAACAGGAATTAGAGGTACTGCAGAAGCAAAAAACAGAGATTGATAAAGAAGCACAGGAAGTTTTTAAAAAATTACAGGAGCAGCGGTTTAACGCCACCACCGACCAGCTCAAAGCCTTTGCCCAAGCCAACGGGGTATCGGTAGGGTCGATCCTACTCAACTTCGGGGAAACGCTACCGCTGGTAGGCAAGACCTTTGAGGAAATAGAAAAGTTAAACGCTTTAGGTCAACTCTCCGGTACGGCAAAGACCTTGTTTGAAACTCTGGAAAAACTAAAACAGGAAGGGGCAGACGTAGCACTACAGTTAAAGGATTTGCAGGAACAATTAAAAGTGGATCTAACCGGCGGGGCTACCAAGGATAGTATAGCCGATTCCATCGCCGAAGGGTTTGCCCAAGGCAAACGCTCAGCCGCTGACTTTGCCGATACCTTTAAAGACTTAATGCAAAAAGCCGCTTTAGCTGCTCTGAAACTGCGCTTTTTGGATGAACCCTTAAAAAAGTTTATTGAGCAGTTCCAGGATGATGTAGTAAGCGGGGATCAATTGGACGCCTCCGAAGTGTCGAACCTGAAGGACTTTTGGGATAAGATCATTACGAATGCCTCCAACGCGATGGACCAGATCCAAAAGATTGCGGGCATTGATTTTTCTTCGGTTACGGGCAGCAGTGGGGCGAACTCTTTGCAAGGAGCCATTAAAGGTATTACGGAGGACACGGCAGAGCTACTAGCGGGACAGTTTGGAGCCATGCGCCTAACGGCCATCGAGCAATTAAACGTAGCCATGCAGTCCCTGGATCGGTTAAACCAAATACAGAACAACACCTTTAACACCGTAAATCGGATAGAAAAATTAGAAGCTACAATGGTAGATTATTTTCAAACCAAAGGGGTAAAGATTGCATAAGCTAACTTGCAAAAACCAGGTAAACAATCGCAATCAATACAACGATGAACACGCAAAAAAACAGGGTGTTTTGCCTATCTATTTTTTTATGAAATTTATAGGCTGCGTGAACATCCGGGGTATGGGGGTGGAACTTGGCCTTCGTTAGGTAAATCTGTTCGGCCTTTGCAAACTCCCCCTTTTCATAGGCCCGGTAAAAGTTCCGCTCCCAGGTCTTGCGCTCCTGCACCCTGTTTTGAAAATCCTCTTTTTGGGTGTGTTCCGCTAGTTTTTTTGGGTTCCATGTGTGCCCACACGCAAGACAGGTAAGGTCTATTTTGCTGCTGCCATGTAGTCCGGCCAGTAGACCGATGCCGCCGGTAAGAATCGCCCCGGCTGCTGCTTTACCGGCGGAAAAACCGTGCTTTTGGGCGGTGAGTTGGGTAGAATTACATTTAGGGCAGTGTAGGGAATCGGGCATGGCTAGTCGTTTTTAGAACACTATATTATAAAAGATATTTTACATACACAAAAAACGAGTCGTTAAACCTTACCCACTCTGTAAAGAGCCTATTTTTTCAACTTGACCGCAAGTTGACCTCCCCCGCTTGCAATCCCTTTAGGTAAAGTATAGTTTGCAGACTACAGAAAAAAGCCGTGTAAACTATGCCTGCATTCAGTGGCAACTGGAAATTAGATGGGGTGGACCTTTTTGATGGGTATAAGACCATCGTTTTTCACGGCACCACCGACTTTTTAAAATACGCCCCCAAAAAAACCTCCATCGAACAAGACTGGCCAGACCAGCATGGGTTGGATGTTGACCTCACCACTCCAAAATACCAAGCCAGACTCATCACTTTAGACTGTGCTATTATTTGCGATGACCGGGATCAGTTCAACGACAACTACACGGCCCTGATTACCCAACTCATGCTGCCTGGCTTTCACAACTTCACGGTAAACGCCCACGGCCCCAAGACCTACAGTGTAGAATACCGGGAGTGCCAGGCCTATAAACCCATTTGGCCCCACACCATAGAGGGCACCACTTATAACGTTCATGAATTCACGCTGGTTCTAAGGGAACCGGAACCCAACCCCGGAGCGGCTACGCTTCGATTAGTGGATGAAGCGGGCAATTACATTACCTCATAATGGACAGCATTACGATATACCGCCTCCTGTCCGGTGTGGAAACGATAGTTGCCCACGTAAAACCCGATCCCACCTCTGGGCAGCAAAAACAGGTGATGGGCGATAACGTGCTTACGGTAAGCTTTACCCATCCCGAAAACCCTTCCTTCCAGGTGGGGGACTATTGCACAGTCTACGGGGAACGCTACCAGTTAAACCAACCTGCGACCGCTAAAAAATTAGGTGAGAACCGCTACCAGTTTTCCTTTCGCCTGGAAGCCGAGTATTTTGACCTCTCCAAGGTGCAGTTTTTAAACTACGGGGTGGACGACTCCTTACGGGAAAGTGATTTTACCGTGATGCTCAACGCAAGGGGGTTTGTAGACCTGCTCTTAAAAAACGCCCTACGGGTCTCTGTGGGCTGGAAAAAAGGCGACGTACAGGCGACTAATTACAAGAACTTAAGTTTTTCCAAAGAAAACTGTCTTTCGGTTCTTCAAAGGCTGTCGGAAGAATTTTCTTTGGAATGGGCCGTGGAGGGCAAGACCATTCACCTCTCCAAACGAAGGCTGATTTCCAATCTAAAGTTCCGCCACGGAAGAAACAAGGGGCTGTATACCATTACCCGTCAACCTTTACAGGGCTCTAAGCTCGTCACGAGGTTATACGCCTATGGCTCCGATAAGAACCTGCCGGCGGGCTACCGCAACTTCACCACCCGCCTTAAAATGACCGGGGGGCTGGACTACCTGGAGGCGAACACCGCTCAGGGGATTATTGAAGACACGGCGGTCTTTGAGGACATCTACCCTCACAGGGTGGGCAAGGTTACCGCTATAGGGGCGGACATCTATACGTTTTATGATCTGAATCTAGACTTTGACGTTAAGCAGTATTTACTCCCCGGCGTAGAGGCTAAACTGACCTTTCAGACCGGGCAGTTGGCAGGCTACACTTTTAAACTCTCATCGAAGAGCAACTTTGCAGCCAAGGAACTAATAATCCTTCCCAACACCGAGGAAAAGGCCCTTCAGATTCCTTCTGAGCTTTTGCGTCCACAGGTGGGCGACACCTATGTGCTGACCGATATTGCGATGCCGCAAGCCTACGTTGAGGCAGCAGAGCGGGCGTTAAAACGCGAGGCCCAAAAGCTGCTCAACAAAATTTCCCTGCCCCAATACTCCTACACCATCGACTTTGACCCCGCTTACATGAAGCGCAGGACAAGGGTAATCGGGGTAGGGGAGGAAGTGACCATACAGGACGCAGACCTGGGCGTGGACCAAAGGCTTTCGATTGTCTCTTGCACCCGGAATTTGGTCAACGAGTACCAGTTCCAGGTCGAGGTCTCGGACCAGAAGACCAAGGGGACACTCTCACAGATCCAATCCAATTTGAGCGAAAACGCCCGCGACATTTCCACGATCAAAAACACCTACAGCGCCCTACAGGATAACAAGGTGGTAGGGGACTTTAAAATAGACAAAGGCTCGATCATATTTTCTGAACTGCCCGTAGTCGATGGAGATATTACGGGCTACGCAACTATTTATATCAACCGGCAAACCGGAAAACTTTATAGGGAGGCATAACAAATGGCAGATGCAAGAATCAACGATTTCCCATTATACAGCACCTACGGCGACCTGGCACCGGGAGATTTCCTGTTGGGCTATATGTCCTCGGTGGATAAAACCGTAAAGATCCCCCTATCAGCTTTAAGTGACGTAGTAGGGGGTGGCTCTTCTACCCAACTCGCTACCCCGGCGCTGTCGCTTTCGGTGGTAGGCGACGACGAGATTGACGCTAGCTGGCCCGCCGTGACCTCGGCTACGGGCTATAAGCTCTATAGATCAGAAACCTCGCTGTTTTCGGATGCGGAACTGATTTATACCGGCTCAGCCCTGCTGTTTAACGACGCGGGGCTTTCGGCAGGCACCCTGTATTATTACTGGCTACAGGCTACCGCTTCAGGGTTTTTGGACTCGGGCTATTCGCAGGCCTCCGATACTACTTCGTCGGCGGGTGTGGACACCACCCCTCCGGTGCTGTCCTCTGCCGTGGTTAACGCCGCAAACCCTGCCCAGATTATTTTAACCTATAACGAGGCCCTGCAAACGAATTCTTCGGCCACCACGACGCAGTGGGGTATGATCGGCAGAACCATCACCCATGCTTCTATTAGTGGCACCACCGTCACCCTCACTTTGGATAGCGGGGTTACGGCAGGGCAGGTATTACTGTTAAACTACACGGGCTCCCAGGTCAAGGACATTGCGGGTAATTTGGCCGCTACCTTCTCCAACCAGGCGGTGATCAACGGAGTCGTGGCTTCGGCTTCCCAGCTGATTTACCCCAACCTAACGGCGTCGCCGATAAGTGATACGGAAATTAACCTTACGTGGGTGAACGTGCCCAACGAGTCTTCGTACTCTTTGGAAATGTCCACCGACAGCGGTTCGACCTGGAGCGTGATTGCCACGCCTGCCGCGAACACGGTAAACTATGTAAAGGACTCTTTGACCGCTGCTACGATTTATTGGTTCCGGGTAAAAGCGGTGGGCGATGGGGTACACTTTACGGACTCGATTTATTCGACCGCCTCCGCCAAGACCAACCCCACCACCGGAGCTACGTTTGATACGATCCTTACGTTTACTTCCTCGCCCAACGATTCGGACGCAGGGGTAAATGGGGCAGCGGGTACTACCAACGCCAATAAGCAGTTCCAGTTCAACGCCATTGCCATTCGCTCAGGCACTCCGATGACAATGGTCATCAAGGTAACCGTGTTGGGCTTTACCTCCACAGGCGTGGTCGTGGACTTTCCCGACGACTACTTCGGTCAGGCCTTCCGCTATATCCACTCCAACGGTGCAGTGTATAATGGATTCTTCCAAAATGATACGATCAACTTCTAATGGTGAACATCTTTGCATACCGCCCCACGATTGTCATCGCAAGAAAGGACACCTCGTTTACGGACTGTGGGGTCAGTGTGGCCAATACCCTTCGGATAGTAAAAATAGGGGAGCCGTTTTTATCCTATTATCCTGCAAGGGATGTAAACGGCATTACGGGGTTTGAAAAAGACGCTGCCTATTTTTATTTCGCCTCCCAGAACATCGATTTGGAAGGCATCGCTGATAACCAGATCCCTGCGGACCTTCAGATCACACCGGGCACGAATGTTTTTTCAAATAGGGCTTTTGCGGGCATTGCCCTGCAGACCGTGGATTTTGCCTCGGTCGGCTTTGACGCCTCCAATCTTCTCTACATCTACAAGGTGGGCGACCCTTATATAAGCTATGCCCCTTTAAACGATATTAATGCGCTGAGTGGTTTTGAAATGGGCGAAGCCTATTATGGGTATGCACTGGCGGATATGGACCTGTCCGATTACCTGATTCCCCCCATTGTGGTCTCATCGGATGTAGAGCAGAGCAGCCCCGGTAATGATCTGTACTTCGGTACTAACGACACGGGGGACAAAGGCTGGTATCCTACCCGTGTCCGGTTCTATGCAGACGAGGCGTCGCTGCCTGTTACCGGAGAAGAAAATATTATCTATGTCGCCAAAGCAGAAAATACTTCCTCTTATTGGGATGGGGCAGCGTACCAACCCATAGGAGGCGGCGGGGGCGGAGGCAGCACCCCCACACTACTACAGGTCTTAATGGCGGGCAATATCGGCAAGGGTCGGATTGACCTTACCACCGGCAGCGGGTTTTCTTCCACCGGCGATGTGGGGTATCTCGCTTTGGGTAATGCCTCCGCAGGCCCGCCGGAATACCACATTAAAGTGGTGCCGTGGGGGGATTTGTTTTTAGGGGCTTCCGGTGGGGCTACCGGGGGGGTTATCGTCTCACCCGATGGCTCCCTTACCTTAAATAGCGGCGTTTCCTATCGCACTGACAGCAAGACAGCCAATTACACGGCCACCGCTGCAGACTACACGATTTTAACCGACGCTACCGCAGGGGCTATTACGATTTCCCTGCCCGATGCCTCTTCGCTATCGGGCAAGACCTACATCATCAAAAAAACGGACAGTTCCGCAAATGCAGTAACAATTGACCCGAATGGTTCGCAAACCATTGACGGGGCAGCAACTTATACACTTGCCGCCCAGTATAAATACGTCACCGTTCAAGCCTACGGGGGTAACTGGCTAATCATAGGCAATAACTAATGAAATACTATCAGACAATCCTACTAATACGATAAATACATGGCAAAGACAATAAATATCACCACCACCGCAGAAGGCAACCTAAGTTATTCCCAGTCGGGGGAAGAAGAAATCATCATTACCACGCCTGTGAATCTGTGGGTAGACCCCACTTCCGTATCCTTTCGCATTGATTCGGAGGTGCGCAGTATGAGCCTGTCGGATGTAATTACCATTAACTCGGTTGCGTTTTCCGGCACATTGGATGAGCTAAAAACCACTTTGGAAGGCCTTTTGCCTACCACCTCCGGGGGCTCTGGTGGTTCCGGTACGATCCTTCAATCTCCAGATGAGACGTTGTGGCTCATAGGGGTTAATGACTCAGGGGCCTTGCAAACCACCCAAGTAGCCGAAGGCACTCCGGGAACGCTTCATTTGTTCTCCCCGGATAATACCCAGTGGGAAGTAACCGTGAATAATTCAGGGGCACTGATAACAACACAAGTATAAATTATGAGCCAGAGTGCAGTGCTACTATTAAGCTTTCGTTGCGTCGCACTCGTGTACTGTAACAAGTCTATTCAACAATAATTCAAAAAACTCTAAAAATCAATAGTAAAATGCCAACACACGTAATATCAGCCAACGGACAAACCGCCGATTCCACGACCGGGGATGTGCAACTACCCATCTACAAAAGAAAAGTTACGCTTACTGATGCCCAGATCAAAGCCCTGCCCACGACAGAGGTAGAGGTGGTGCCGGGGCAGGGAGCCGGCAAAATGGTCATCTTTCATTATGCCACGGTTTACCTGCAACATAGTGCAGATTATGGCAACATAAGTCCCGATGCTACTCTTAAAATAGCTTATTCAGGTATTGCTATTAGTGCCAGTTCGGTGCTTTCGGAAGCCGACTTCTGTATCTCCAATTTACTGGCATTGGGCCTCAGTGCCGGGCAGCTACTTCCCGCGTCATCCTCTTTAGGAGACAATGGTACGTATGCCTATGACGATGTAAGTAATCGTGGATTCGCCCTTAGATGCTCCAATACGGCGGGTAACTTCACGGGCGGCGATGCTTCGAAC